TTACCGCCGGGCAAAAAGATGGCTCACGACCACCAGCCCGATGACCGCCAGTAGCGCCAGGCTCGACGGGAAGAGACCGATCACGAAGGCGAGCAGGGCAAACCCGATACCGGCAGCCGAAACGCAAAGCAGCGCGGTCGCTATCGTCTGACGCGTCATCCAAGCTCCCGATTCAAGCGTTTGCGGCACGATAACAACACGCACAACCGCCGGCAACCGCTGCAGCCATCGTCGAAATTCTGAAAGGGTTCGGGAAACATTCAACCGCGTGATCTTCCGGCGGTTTCAGCTGGTCGGAGTGGAGTGATTCGAACACTCGACCCCCACGTCCCGAACGGCGGTGGCTTCGATAGAATGCTGATAAACCGGGGCAGGGTAGGGCCGTCGATCCCTCTCTGTTCCGGTTCTGTCCAGTCAAACGGTCCGGAACCGGTCCGTCAAATGCTCTATGTTCTCGTTCATGCAAGCGTCGCAAGGTATAGAACTACTGACCCGCGAGTTATGGTCGACGATGTACGGTCTTTGTTCGCGAGCATATTGAAAGGATCCGCTGATGGCCGACGAAGTATCTATGATTGAGCGCGTTGCGCGCGCTATTGCGACAGCCGAACTCGGCCCTAAGGGCGAAATGGAAGAGTACTTTTGGGAAAAGCATCGTGAGCTTTTTCTTGCTCAGGCTCGGGCAGCGATAGAAGCTATGCGAGAGCCTACGGACGCGATGATCATGGCAACGGGAGATGTCGGTGGGCCTTGGGACACGGGCGCCGACGCGGACTGGTATAAGATGATTGATGTAGCCCTTAAGGAAACACTGGAATGAAGATCGTCGACGTTCAAGAGTTCATGGAACTTCCCGATGGCACTCTCTTCGCGGATCACATGGGAGATGAGCAATTCGGTGGCTTCTTCGCCAAGGGAGAGACGGTCGTCGTCGATGGCCGGAATGTCGGTTACTGGTATCATGATTTCATCGATCCATACGCTGAGGATAGCACCGACTTGTTTCGCAAGATGCACGACATGTGCGTTCAGAAGGCTAGTTATCCACTTGATCCATCTGAGACGAAAGTGCTTCCGGTTAATGGTGACGAGCTATTCCTCATCTATGAGAAAGCCGATTTGCAAATCATCCGCGCAGCAATCGATAAAGCGCCTGGGAACTAATCTAGCGCTCCAGGCTTTACCTGCACTCCCTTACCAAGGGAGTGATAGCGCGCAGAACGCCTGAAAATCAGGCGTTTCATCCGATGTTGATGACAATAACTTCACGATACGTTCTCAGGTATCTGTCAGGTTTCTGTCAGCGCATGCCGGCTTGACACTTCCGCCCATCTCACTCATCTAGCCACCGAGGCGAACGTGAACACATGAAGAACGAGGGATGCGGCCTTCGGATGGAGAAGCCGCATGCTTTCAAGATTGGACCCCCAAATTCTGGACGGCCTCTTCGGAGCCGATCGCCCAACTTTCAGCAACCTGCCGCAATGGTTCGAGATCGGCGGCCGATGTTCGCGGTGTCATCGTGACGGCTGGCTTGATCGCTGGGAGCTCGCGCGGCGCTTCGGCAACGGTCAGTACATCCATCAGCTGGAGCACCGATTGCGCTGCACGGCCTGCGGCCACAGAGGCACGAACAGGTGGATCGTGGTGAAGGTGCCGCGCTGAAACGCAAAAAGAGCCCTATTGACTCAAACCCAAACTAGAACATATTGAGAACAGACCGGCGATGCCCCGCTAATCCGATCCAACCAATATGATGCCTGCTGTGGCATAGACACAGGAGAACGACGACGTGCGCCCACTCGAAACGCGACCTGAAACTATGAGCGCCATCGATGAAGCGCTCGCCTGGCACGACGGCGATGCGCGGGCGGCGATCGCTACCCTGATTGCCGACTGTGCCTATTTGCGCTGGCAACTGGATCTCGCCACCAGGGCAACGGGCGTCGGTTTCACCCGTGGCTGGCGGCCACAGGGGGAGCGGCCTGATGTCCTATAGGAAGGGCGAGCTTACTCCGGCCGGCGTTGATCGGGACTGGCCGTTTCAGGTAGCCCGCCTACACTCGATCTGCACAGGAAAGCAAGGCGACGTGATTGACGCGTTCTGCGCCAACCTGTCTCTCTGCCGTCGCGGCCACAACGTCACATGGGAAGCGGAATGGTATCGGGTCTATTGCTTCGCAAAGCAGGAGGACGCCGAGGCATTTATGCAGCGCTTCGGCGGCGAGTGGTTTGACCCACGCGAGCGCGGCCGAGGCCACAAGTGGCACTTCTGGTATAAGGGGAAGTTCGCCAACAAGCCCATGAGGCGGTGACCCCATGTCGAGACTCACATACACCCCCGACATGGCTACCGAGCAGACAGACACCCACCCACACGCCCCCGACGAGCATTATTGCGAGCACCCCGGCTGCAATGAATGGGGCGGCTTTGGCATGGCTCGCTCAAGGGGCGAGCCCGTGCGCTGGTGGTGCTGGCCGCACTACCCGTACAAGGAGCCGGGATCAGCCCGCACCGGGGGAGCCTTGCCGAACGCCTGAGCCGCCCTATTTCCTCGATCGGAGGCGGCCATGGACATTCGGGGACCCAGTTCAAGTGAGCGCGATGAAGACCGTTTCCTGCTGTGCGAGCAGGCACTGGAAGTGGCGTTTCAGGAACTGGTTTGGCGAGCAGTTCGAGCAGGATGGGATGAGGGCGAGACCTGTGTGGCTCTTGCGTCCTTGGCGGACCATCACATCCTGGCGATGCGGTGTAACGAGGAGGTGGCTGCCTCCATCCACAAGCTCAAACTCTAGGCCGAGGGAACATGTGCGGTCGCTTCACGCAAATGCTGCCATGGCGCGAACTGGTCGCGCCCTACCGCCTCACGGACACTATCAAGTCGAGAAACACCGAGGCGCGCTTCAATGTAGCGCCGACCCAGACCGTGCCGTTCGTCCACGTGGACGATGAGGGCAACCAGACCGTTGATGATGGCCGATGGTGGCTGGTGCCCCACTGGGCCAAGGACATGCCGAAGGCGGCTATGTTCAACGCGCGCATCGAGACGGTCGATTCGTCGCCGGCTTTTCGCGATGCCTTCAAGGCAAGACGTTGCCTCATCCCGGCCGACGGCTTCTATGAGTGGACGAAGGCCGATGACGGCGGCAAAGATCCTTGGCTGATCCAGATGCCCGGCGGAGCGCCATACGCCTTCGCTGGCCTGTGGGCGCAGAACAACAGAATGGAAGCGCCGGTCACCAGCTGTACGATCATAACGGCTCCGGCCGCGCCGCCCATCAGCCAGATCCATGACCGCATGCCGATCATTTTGGCGCCAGACGTGTTCGATGCATGGCTTAACCCTGCGACGCCCGTTGAAAACCTGAAGGGTATTCTGGCGCACCATCTCGACGGCCAGATGCAGATGCATCGCGTCAGCCGCGACATCAACAGTTCGAAGTTCACCGACCGGCCGGCACCGATAGTGAACTCTCTATGAGCCTCATCTACGCCACTTCTGCCGTGGGTGTCGTGGTCGCCCTTCTCGCCTGGAAGACGCAGGCGATGTGGGCGATGTTCGCAGCAGCGGCGATCAATGCGGCGGCGTTCCTCATTATACTCCTGACCAACCTCTCAGCCTGAGCCGCCGCCATCCGACGGCGCACCTGGTGCGCAGTTGCCGGAACAACCCGACGGCGGCGTCGTTGAGGACGCGAAATGACAGTTCAACCCTGCTTTGTTTCGCGTGAGGTGCAGGATGGAAACGGGTCGATGGGACGAGCCGGTGACATTTGAAACCGGCAAGCTTGGCCAATACAGGACGATATCGAGCGCGGCGGAGGCAGCACACGTTTTGATTTCGCAATGGCCGAACTCTACAGGCAAGGCTTATGTTGAGGCGCAAGACGTCTGCCTCGCCGTGCTGGAGGGGCGTGAACCACCAAATGCCGCGCGACAAGCGTTCCTTTTGGCCGCCGGCGAGGCCGACATCTTCATCCGTGACAGCTAAGGGTAGACCTCAGAGCGCGTGATCCAGAACGGATGACAGCGCGAGTAGATCTCGCCCAGCAGCCTCGTCCTGACATCGTTCGGCGAGACCTCGATGATGTAGGGGTTGGAGACGTGATGGCCGATCGGCCGCGTTACCCCGCTTCCGCTTGGGCCGTCTACGCGGAAATCCACCACTTGGTAGCTGCTGCCGATCTCACCGTTGAACCATGCAAAGCCGGCCGGCGTGCAGGCCCGCTTCTTCTCGAACTGGAAGATCGCCCGCGATTGCCTCTCACCATACGGCTCGACCGACACAAGGCGGAACTTGCCATAGGCCGGGAAGAATTTTGTTTCAATGATGGGGCCAAGGGTGAAGAACCCCATCATCAGCACCATTGCCGCGGCGACGTAGACCCCGAGGAATGCAAGGTTCTTGCTCATGGCGAAAGCCCGCCCCTGACTAGGAACGCGACGAACGCAAGGATGATCGCGCCGATGAAGGTCGTGAGAGCCCACTTGCCAAGGCTCTTGATGGATTTGATGTCATCCTTGATGTTGGCGATGTCCGACTGCAAGGCCTTGTCTCGCTCCGCTTCCGCCGCACTTCGCACGCGGTAATCCTGATGATGCTCCTCAAGCTCTCTGATGCGCTGCTTGATGCCGGCGATTTCTTCCAGCGTGCGCGTCACAGTGCCGGCGAGATCGCTTGCATTGCGCTCGATCCCGTCGAGGCGGCGGGGTATCTCATCTTGCATTCGCTACAGCCTCATCGTGCCGCGCGCACTCATCGCGGGTCCAAGTCCGCGCGCCGCAAATTCCCGAAACCGTTTCGTCGATACGATCCTGATCGGCCGGCGTCGCGCCACGGGCACCGATAAGCGACGTGCCGACGATGGCCCGCGCAGTGCTATTCAGCTTCTCTTTCGAGGCAGCCACCTGTTTTATTGCGGTACACCCCGCCGCGCTCAATGCACAGGCGACGAGCAACACGAGCCCGGTCAGCTTCATGGGTCAGTTCTCCGATTGCTTTCGTGGTTGCGGCGTCGAGCTGGGCGCGCTCCAGCGCCCTCGCCTCTGAGCGGGCCGCTGGAATGGAAATGAGCTGGGCGTACGCAATGGCCGCCGCCGCGCCGATCAGCACGCCAGCGGCCACCTTGGCGGCGTCGAGGAGGCCCATCACTCCGCTACCTCTGCCTTGATCTGCCGGACAGCGGCGATGATCTGGCTGCGCAGGAGGAGCAGGACAAGCACAACGACGATCAGCACCACGCCGCCGGCGAGGATCGCCTGCCAGTCCATTCCGGACAGCCAGCCAAGACCGATGGTGCCGAGACCACCGGTCCCCGTCAGCCAGGTCAGCCGTTTGGATTTCTCCTTGACCTTCTCCTCGACCTTTTCGGGAACCACTGGCTTTTCGACCGGAACAGCCACCTCCCGCACCGGCTGCCCCTTGGCATGGCGGTTCTTTACCTCAGACAGGCAGTTCCGCAGGCGATCGACGCTGATGGCCGCATGCTGGCCCGCGTAGGCGCCCTTGCCGTCGAGCTTCGGCAGCGATGCCCACTCATGCGCCAGATTGTTGATCAGCGCGTCCTCGCTCAGCCGGCCGGCCAGATACTTGTCGATACCGCGGACGCCGAGAAGGTAGCAGGCCATTTCGTCCTGGCAGTCGGCGTCGAACTTGCGTGTGAGCGGGTAGCGATCGGGCAGAGCCTTGCGGATGGCGCGCGCTGTGGTCCTGACGATCTGGTACCGGCCGGCCGCCGACGAGTTGAGCTTCTTGTTGTCCGGGTCCGACAGCATCTTCGTCTGGAGCGCGTCCAGTTGCTTGAGGGTCATCGAGACGAGATCGACCGTCGGCCCCTTCCCCTTCGTCACCTTGCCGTCCAACATCTTCCCGTAGGCAAGGGTTTCGTTATAGCCGCGCCCCTTGTCCGTCCCTTCGGTGAAGCCGATGAGATCGAGCAGCGGGCGGTAGATGTGATACTTGTCGGCGCGCGAAGGCGCCGTGCCTTTCGGAACGGTCCTGTCCATGGTGATTTCCTTAATTTTTGGAAGAAGAGTTAGCCTAGACGAGGCTCGTGTTGCTCATGCGCTACATACGCCGCACCGATAAGGCTGTATTGGAGCGTCAACTACTGGGAGAGGAATCGATGAGCAAAGTCAACCGATGGGAAATGTGGGCATATTTCGTGGGAGCGACGATCACCGCCCTGTGGTTGATTCTGCCTCCGCCGGTATGAGCAAGATGGGAATATTTATTCAAAACTCGACCGGCATTCGACGCGATTAACGATAAAAGTATGCGAGACTTAGTAAAGCTCGCCACCATAGGAGCGATCCTTTTTTTCGCGCCCTGGGCTTGGCTTCCGGCGATGATATGGAAGGCTAATCACCTCCATGCCTTCGGGTTCGGCTTCATTTTTCTTTCCGAATACGTCGCCGCCGTTCTTCTTGGGATTGCGGCGACTATCATAATTCCCTTCACTCGCGCCATTCTTCGCATACCATTTGGTCTATTGCTGGCCGTTAGCTTCACAATCGACTTCTTGCTGAGGTCTATTGTTGGCGCGCCGGCGGACACTCAGATGTTGCTGTCCCTGCTTCAGGCAAAGGAAGAAGCGGGGCATGCGGCAGGGACATATCCGGCCGAGATTGCCATGGGAACAATCCTGCTTGTCGCCATCCTGCCCGGCCTCCTAATCAAGCCGCACCGCGAGTTTCGACTGAATTGGGCCGGGTTTGCTATACCCTTAGCCGCATTCGCACTGACCTTTCATGTTCTCGGCAACTATCAAGGAAGCATTGAAGAGTTCCCTTCCACTGTGGCCACTCCCATCAAGGCATACCTCGCCATCAACCAGTCGAACTCTCTTTATCTCGGCAATCGCGACACGCTTGTTTACGATAAGCCGCTGAAACCTGAATTCGATAAGGTCGTGCTAATTGTCGACGAGAGTATCCGAGGCGATTACCTGCAGCTCAACAACGAGAACTTCGATAATACCCCTTTTCTCGCAGCCCATAAAAGCGAACTCGCCAATTTTGGCGTTGCTGTCGCCAACGCCAATTGCTCGGCGTTGGCCCGATTGGCTCTACGGTCTGGCGTTAGGGACACAGACTATCCAGATCCAAAACAACGGGTTCTGCACCAACCAACTTTCTGGCAGTATGCTAAGGCCGCAGGCTACAGGACAATCTACATCGATGGCTGGTTTCCCCTCCGCAAGATGCACAGTTTCATCACATACGACGAACTGAAGTATGTCGATAAGAGGGTCGAAGTTAACCTGCGCCCCTACTGGGATGCAGACAACAAGCTTGCTGACAAATTGACAGAGGCGCTTTCTCTGCCAGGGAAGTCGTTCATCTTTGTTGAGAAAATCGGCCTGCACTCGCCATACAAAACGGCGACGGCTGAATACAACTCAGACTACGAACCGGCAGCATCCTCGGTACAGAACCTTGGCCTGCCAGCGGACCAGCAGAACGATGTCTTGCAGTACTCAAAAGGTGTGCACCTACGCGTCGATAGCTTCTTCGCTCGCGTGTGGAGTTCGATCCAACGACCGGATGTTCTGACCGTCTACACTTCAGATCATGGGCAGTCTATGTATGAGGGTGGCTACCTAAGCAGCCATTGCACCGGATTGAACGCCGTCAAGGGAGAGGGACTAGTCCCCCTGTTTCTGGCTACAGGCAACAAGGATATTCTGGCGAAGTTCCAGCGGTCCGCCCAACAGTCCTTCGGACGCGCCGATCACAACGATATCTTTCCGACGTTGATTAGTGCCATGGGATACAATCCGGATGATGTTGCGCCTCCTTATTCGTCGGGCCTCATTGATGTGGATACCGTCCGCCAAAGAAGCTTCATCGTCGGATCACCATTTAGAAGAACAGTGGACCGAATCAATGTGGACGAACGTCCGGCGGCGATGTCGACGATAAGATAGGCTCCAATCCCGGGGGCCTTTATTCCAAGATTGCCGAGAAGCCACCCGCACCCGTCGTAGATACGACAATCTGGCCAGCCGGAGACACGACCGAGCTAACAACAGTGACAGTGGTCGCTCGCTTCAAGATAGTCACCTTCTTGTTGGCATACTTGACCCCCACCGGGATGGCGTAATTCGATAGGGCTCCGTTTAGAGTATGCCAGCGGAAGCCAAACCGACCGCCGTTCTTAGGGTAGACGAAGTTCACCAGCGCCTGCGCGTCAGCTGCCGGGTCAATGAACCCGAATGCCCCGACCGCTAAATCTACCTGATCGGCAGCCACGCTCTCGCTGAAAGCCTGAACCATATAGAGTTTATTCGCGCTCGAGAGAAATGCTCCGCGGGTGGCCGGTCGCTTGGCGGAAAGCCCCTCCTCGTCATCATTGACAATGACATATTTCTTGAGGAATGCCCCGCCAGCGTCCTTGATGGCAAACATGAACAGCGACGGGATATGCTGCTGTCCATCTGACCAATAGCTGCCAGGTTCCCATGCCGCCTTGTCGAAATAGTATTCGAGGGCATTGCTCGAAATGTCCGACAGCGCCGAGAAATCTCGCGCGGCCCCACCAGCTTGCGTGGTGCCCGCCTGAAACGAGTTCACGCCCTCCGCGAAAAGGTGCAGCGTTTGCCCTGACAACCTAGTCAGATTCTGGTGCTGAGACGGCCAGAAGTAGTCCCTGCGATGGGGTTGTAGCGCCGTACACGTCTGGTAGACAGTCGTGGCCCCGTTTCGGTCAAAGAGGTATTCCAGGTCCATTTTGACCTGAGATGCCAGGCCAGACGAGTTGTAGAAGACGTCGTTTGCTGTTCCCCTGATGCTGGCCAGATAGTCCAGCAGCAGTGCCTGGTTGGGGATCTTGTATCCCAGCTTAACGCGGAGCTGGGAAAGCTCGTAGGCTCCCGCTGCGGTGATCTCCTTTCCGCCCGGTGCAAAGTACTTCAAATAGAAGTCCTGCAGCGATGGGCGAAGCTGGGTCGCCACTCTCGCGGTATAGACCAGATCGGCCGTGCTCGTGGCCCCGCTTACATGCGTGAAGGTACCGGTGGCCGCAATGCCAGGGTCGTTCTGAATCCAGTTGTTGACGTCGCCGTCATCGATAATTCTGGTCACCCACAGACGATTTGCGTCCACGATACGGGTTACCATGTAAGACACGCCGCCGTTGCTCCACGTCGATCCTCGGACGTTGGCATTGGTTCTGCCATGACCAGTGACCGTAATCTCCCATGACGGCAAACCGTGGTTGCCGCCGAGATATGGGCCATTCATCTTGTAAGCCGGCATGTTGTCGGATTCGATGTAGTAGCTGTCTGCCAGCGTGGGCGTCGGGGCATACCCATCCGCGAAGGCGCCCGGCGTTAGCTGCGACTTCGTCGTTTTTGCCACCCGAACCCATGAAGCGAAGTGGAAGTTCACGTTGATGGCGTATTGCAGCGGTGGCACCGTGAAGCGATGGACCAGATCATAACCGGAGGCCAGCCCGCTTCGAATGTAGGTCTTGTTACCAGAAATGAGCAGCAGCAGGTTATTGACCGTGTCGGGCGCGGCCGTCGGGATATCGATGGTCCCTGCGGTACCATAAGCGCTAAAGGCTGCCGCCTGCGTGCCCTTGTTCATCATGACCGCAGTGACCAGCGCCGAGACGGCACCTGTCGGGATCGTATTGGCTGACGAATATACGCCGTTGATCGTGTATTTGAGGTTGAACGAGACGAAACCAGTGCTTGGCGCCGTGAATTTGACTGATCTCAGATCCGCTGCGACCGTGAACCCGCTGGTCACTCGTGACGAGAAGGCCCCGCCAGACGTCCAGAAGTATATAGCCGCGTTGTCGATCACCCAGTTATCAGCCGTAGCATCGAGTGAGAACACATAAGCTTGGCCGGAGGTGACAGGGGCGAGGCCTGATGTAGCAAACGCCTGGATCGATGCCAACGCGCCACTTGGCGCGGTGTATCCTGTGTTCGCCAGCGCGTCAGAACGCACATGGTTATACAGATTCGTGACTTGCTGCGCGGCGACAGGCAGTGCGATCACTGCTGGATTAAGAGCCGCCAGCAGGAGAGCCAGTTTCTTCATCATGGAACCCCGTTGTAGATACGCCATGTATTGGCAGCAACACAAACGGCGACCATAGCCGCGTATTGTCCACCGGTTTTCACAGCACCATCTACAGCGGCCACGGATGCGCCAGCTCCCGCTATGGCTGTGATCTGCCCGACGCCCTCTTGGGCTAGAACAACAAAAAAGCCAATAACAAGTCCAGATGGTAACGTGACGGTAATAGCAGACGAGCTCGTAAACCGAAGCATAGACTGGTTGTCGCCAGAAGTGACGGCGTAGGATGTGGCAGAGGCAACGGTGATGTCCATAGAACTCAGATCATCAAGCCTACCCTCTACGCCGGTGCCCCACTCCCTGATCTCGCTTTTCTTTGGCTTATTCGCGCCAGAAGACGGGACGCCATCGGTAACAAAATCACGAAACACTTCCGCAGCCGAAAGAGCCATTTGCATTCTCCTGTGTCCGCGCGAGTACGCGTATTCGTTATGTTGCCTTGGATTGGTCGTTAGCTCATGTGACAGAGAAGGCCCCGGTAGCGACGGGCGAGGCTTCCGTGCCGGACTTGTTGATGGCGACCACGAAGCCATACTTCGTTCCGGCCGTAAGACCAGTCACGACACGACCGTCTGCGATGTTGGGCGGCCCATACTCTGTTGCGACGAGCGTAGCGCCGGTCATAGAGTTGGTTGTGTTGATGTATATGCGCACGCCGCCGTAATTTGCGCTGTTCGGCGCGGTCCATGTGAAGTTCGCCTGGCCCGCACCCCCGGTCACCCCCACGCCCGTGGCAACGGATGGAGGGGTTGGGTCGGCGGTTGATGTGAGCGTCTGATAAGACGTCCATTCCGAAGGCACGCCGCCGCCCCATGCACGTAGCCGAAACCGGTACTGCACTCCATCAGCCAGGTAATTTGATCTGACCTCGGTTTTGCCTGCGGTCGACAGAACAGAGCGCGCCGGTTCCGAGCCGCTGGTCGGCTCCCACTCAAATTCATAGCTGAGGCTACTGTCGACAAAAGACCATTGCGCGGCGGCATAAGCGGCAGTTGCCCCACCCGTAACGACTTCCGTCTTGATGCTGACCGTAAAGCCTGTCGGGACAGGCACGCCAGCTGGAGGCAAAACGATGACGCTGGAGCCCGGCGCGCCTTCGTCAACCGCCGCATTGAAGTCATAGAGAGTGTCTGGCACCACGATGCCGGAAAACTCGACCGTCATATTCCGAAGCGAAATCTTCGGCGAGCTCGTGAGCTCGATAATGGCTTCCGTCATTTTCGGCGGCACGTGTACCCGCACGAACCGGCGGTATGGGACGTCCTTTGCGGCCTCATAATGGGCAACGATCGATGCCCTTGGGGCATTGGCGCGGATGAAGCCGATCTTCTGCAGCCGTTGGACATGGTTGTGCGACTGGACACAGACGTTGTCGATCGTGCGCGTCCGCTCCGTCTCATCAACGTACGGGTCGCCGTAGATCGCGGCATCCACCGTATTGTAGTGAGCCGTTGTATCCACAAACCGGCCGCGAACCGCCAGCACGGTCGATGCGTCACGCGTGTTGCCGTCGAGCTGAAGACTGATGATGTCGTCGCGCGTCAGCCGGATATCCGGCGCTACGAACTCCCCCGCATGTACGCCGACGAGGCCGTCAGGGCGCTCGTAGACAACAAGCTCAGCGGCCTGGTCCATATTCCGCCCGACCTCGATCGGGTCGTTGTTGGAACGGAACCAAAGCCCACCATGATACCGTTTCTCGGTCCCGCCGGACCTGTTGATCACGTTCTGGTCGCAGACATTCGCTGCGTTGATCCAGTCCGGCAGGTACATGTCGGAATAGGAAAGCTTCCCACCAACGGGATGACACAGGTGCCAGAGCCGCATGAGCGCGAGGTTGCGCGAGAACTCCCAAGTATTGGGGTTCGTGTAGCGATGAGGCCCGGAGCCACCCAGCGTCGAATCCTTTCGTGGATCGTAGAGCAGCGCACCATTGCCAATGGCGGAGTGCTGCGGCATCTGGTTGGGAAATATCTGGAGGAAATATTCCTGGATCGCAGTCCTGCACCGCATGTAGACCGATGCGAGCCCGTCACCGCGGAAATCACTTCCCCAGATGGTTGGAAACGCCGTCGAGATATCGCCATATGCCGTTTCGGCATCCAAACCCTTCCGGGTCTGGATATTGACCAGGTATTGTGTGGGCTGACCGCCGGGGGTCTGGGTAAACTTGTTCGTGACATTGCCGCTGCCGTCGAGCACGAGCGGCTCATCATGGGCGTAATGCGTGACAAAGCCCTCGATCCTGTGGCAAGACCATACCATCACATGATGGGCAACGCCGGAACGCTCCTCGAGAAAGACGTAATCACCCCCCTTCTTGACTGTCCCAAGCACATAGGTGCGCGGCGGCACGTTCTGCTTCAGGTTATACGAACCGTCCTCAGGCTTGGGGATTTCAGGCTTCGGGGCAAGAAGCCTGGAGCCGAAGGCGAGACCGCCGAGCGCGAGCGCATAAGTGCCCAGATAAAGCAGATTGGCGGCAAAAGTCGTGGTGGCAAGAGACGACACGATCAATGCTAGAGTTTCAAGGCCGGGCAAATCACAGTCTCCATATCGCGAGTGGTTTGGCGGTCATCGGGCCAATGCTGTTGATGAAGCGGACAAGCCAGCGCTCGCCGTCATAGATCGCGCCGAATTGACGGTGGATGTTGGTGTGGCTGCCGACCACCGCGACATCGCCGCAGGTCGGATGCTGTACGCGTTTCGCGCCGATGATCGCCGCCGCCTCGCTTACGAGGGGAACACATCCGCCGGCAGCATCGATGATGGACTTGAACTCGTCTTCGGTTTCGAACGTGCCACGCCAGCGCGCGACAGGGTCACGATGACCCAGCCAGATCGCCCATGCCGCCGGGAACATGAGGCAGTTGACGACGGCCGGCTCCCATGGCTTGCGCCTGTAGGCGTCAAGAAAGCCGCACAGTGTCGTCTTCACGACCAACCCGGCCAGCGGATGGTTTTGTCGCGCATCAGCTGAATACGCTCGCAGAACCGATCCGGAGGGGCGGTCGGGTTCAGCCGCTTCGAATGCTCTTTCTGGTCAACGTCTGAAAGAACCGCACCGCTGGTCGTGGTGCGCAGCGAGAAGCGGTTGGTCATCTCGATGGTGATTGTGGACCGGATACCGCTGTCGCTCGCCTGGTCGCCGAAAATCAGGTTATCGACGCGAAAGGTACCCTTGACCTGCATTGGGCCTACGGGCTGGTCAAACTCGTCGCACTCCTGAATGAGGACGCGGAAGCGAGAGCCCTTGATCGTACCGGCCTGATAGTCTGTCCAGACGGCGTTCGAGGTGGTTTCGTCAATGCCCGAAACGACCAGAGGGAGCGTGAACGCCTCGGCATTGATCGCCATTTCGATCTGGTCGAGCGCATCTTCGGTCAGGACGCACGAGCGCCAGATGTTGCCATCAGCATCGAGGAACGGGCCGCCTGACCCGTCCCAGAAACGCAACGTTCCCGAGGGAAGATCGAGCTGGCCCAGCACGCGCAGGGATTTGACGACCATCACACAAGCCCCAGCGCCAGCTTGTTCCAATAATCGACGTCTTCGACGAACGACACGGGCGGCAGAGAAAATTTCTGCACAACATCTTGCTCGACGGCCATGCCGCGATCATCGGTAAGCCGGCAGAGGCATGTCGGCCGGTCAAACTCCAGGTCTGCGCCCGAGGGAATGAGCTCGCGGACGGAAGGGCTTATCGGCAGTTCCCAAACGCCGTCTTCCAAGCTGATCACTGGCCCCGTTTCATAAAGCGCGTGACTGTAGGAGAACCGCACACCGACGAGGCTTGACGCCGCATTGATGACCCGCATCCGGATGACTGTCGCCCCGATCGGCGTCACACCCACGCTCACCACCGAAATCGCGCCCTGCCCATAGGACGTGTTGTCGTCAAAGAGACTGTCGTCACTGTGCGGTGTTTCCGGCATTGGCTCAAACACGCCGGACACATACGGCGCCGACAGAGATGCACGGACTGGAACCGCGATCCGGCCAGAGCGGCCGGCGAGCCTTTGCCGGATTGCCTGCCATGTCTGCCAGGCGTCCCGCCGGCTCCCCCGAAGCACGATATTGCTGTAGTCGATCTGCCAAAAGCCCAGATCGGTCCTGACTGTCGGATCCAGGCCGCCAAGAGACCGTCCGCCGCTACGCGTAAAGGGAACCGGCATGGCAGAGACGGATTGCGGCCGCAGAACGCAGGCAGGCCAAACGATGATGTCAGCCATTCCTATAGTCTCCGCCGGACTTTTCGCGCTGGTATCGGGACATCGTGGGAACAACCTGCTGCGTCGAAGCCGATACGATCCTTGGGGCGGCTTTCGCGACCTGACCTTCGCTCACAGACTCAACGAAAGGCAAAATATTGCCGTTATTATCCGCCGAGACGCCGACCGTGATATGCATGGATTGGGCATCGCGCGCGCCCGCTTTCGGCCCCCTAAGGTCCACTGGAATTCTTCGGCCATCCGGCAACGGCACGGCCGCCTCAGGTCCGGCCTCCCCGAAAATGGCGGCTGAGCGTGAAACACCACCCCGCGCGAAAGTTTTCAGGGGCTGTGGCTTGCCGTGTGCGGCAACCCCGCCTCTGGCGTGGAAAAACAGGTTGAACAAACCACCGAGGATGCCGCCGCCAGATCCGCCAGTCCCGAAAATACTATTCAGGCCGATCTCGATAACCTTGTCGAGGACCTTGCTCAGGCTGTTTGCAAGCGCCTCTGCACCCGACCTGCCGTTGCGCAGGTCGGAGATGAAACCGGAGACAACGTCTTTGAACGATGAGCGCATCTCTTCAGAGCGCCGCTTCATCTCTTCCTGCGTCTTGGCGAGGCGGATGCCTTCCGCTGTCGCCTTCGCATACCCTTCGGCCAGCTGGTCGATGTTCGCCCTTAAAGCGGGCGTAATCTCAAGGCCTGCCTTCTGAGCGGCGTTGAGCAGCTCCTGCGTCGCCTTTGCCTTTGTGATGGCATAGTCGTAATCATTGATCAGGGGATTGAGGGCCGCCTGCGCCGCGGTCTCAGCCTGGAGCGCGGCAGTCCTGTCTTTGACCTGCTGGACTTGTCGTTCGAAATCATTCTGCCGCTGTCTTCCCTTCTTACCGGAGCCCCCCACATCAATATTGACGGGGCGGTCGATCTCTCGGACAGGCTTCTTCTTCCCGCCGGCATATTCTTCGAAGGTCGTCTGCGCCTTCTGGAGGTCGTCGATCTGCCTCTCTATTGTGTCTATCAGCGCCTGACGATCCTTCACCGCCGGACTGTTCTCGACCGTGTTCGCAACATCCGACGCTTCCGGCGCGGGAAGCAGTGACATCGACGGCGAGATTTCCTGTTGAAGAATGGCAGCCGCCAATTCTCGTTCGGCCTTGGCGCGGGCCAGCGCGACCTTGGCCGCGTCGATATCGGCGGCAATCTTGGTACGGGTGGACGCAACGGCTTCACCGTTTGCATAGTCCACATTCTCAATTTCTGCCTTCAGAAGGCGCAGGGATGCTTCATGGGCATCCGCAGCGTGCTCGGCGTCCGTCTGACTGTCGTGAAGCAGATAGATGGCGGCCGCCAACGCGCCGGCAGCGAGACCGATTGGCCCGAGAGCCGCACTGAACCCTGCAGCGGCAATGGTTCCGGAACTGAAGGCCGAAACCAGAGAGATCATCGCCGCGACAGCATTGGGGATCACCATCAACATGCCGCCCAGGGCGCGCCCAATCAGTGCGGAAGCAATTACGAAACCGAGCTTCACGCCGGCGTCGGCGACGAGATCGAAATTGTCAGCAACCAGAATCACGGCATCTGCAAGCTGACGGGACACGCCAATCGCCTGATCGCCCGCGCCGACATATTGAAGCGCGGCATTTCTCAAAAGCGTGAATGCATCGCCCAGGGTGGCCTGCATCCCATCAGCTTCCTCCCTGAGCTTTTCGAGTTCTGAGGTGATACCGATCAGCTCTGTGCGTGTGATTTTGCCGTCCGACCCGAGCTTGCGAAGCTCCAGAGTTGTGACACCCATCGAGGCAGCGAGTGCCTCCGCAACACGGCCGCCGGATTCGATAACCGTATTCAGGTTATCACCGGAGAGCTTTCCGGAAGCCATTGCCTTGGACAGGGCGCCCATGACGCTTGCCGCCCGATCTCCCTTCGCGGCAGAGATTACAAGCGCGTTGTTGAGGGCTTCGGTGTAATCGAGCTGCGTTTGCGTGCTATAGCCAAGCTCAGACAGGGTCTTGGCGTTCGCCAGATAGCTTTCGGCGGTCTGCTCAAGACCCGAGTATGTGCGGCGCGCCATCTCGGCGAGACGGCTCATCACCTCCTGACCCTTTTCCATAGAGCCCGCCGCGAGGTCAACGCGACCCGTCAGTTCCGTCCACGTATCTGCTAGGGCGGCGATTTCCCGTACGCCCAGCGCCGCTCCGATACCGGAAACAGACGCCATCAGTCCTTTAGTCATTCGCGAGAAGACGCCGTCGAGGTTCTGGTTCATCTGCTGAAACCGGCGCTCGATCGCAGTGGCTCGACGGTTCGCCACCCCGTTTGCCCTGTCGAGCGCACGCTCAAACGCCACCGTGCGCGCCTCAAGCGCGACGATCAGCCGCTCGATGTCTGTTGCAGCCATCAGAAGCCCTCGATCCCAAGCTCAGAAAGTCGCGCCTCGCTCATAGCCGGCGCAGTTCTTTTTTCGCCTCGCGCCTCACTGAAGCCATGCCGCGCACAGGCGAATTCCAGAAGCGTCATCGATCCGATGTCGCGGTGGATCACGCCTGCCCAGCTGTAGAAGCCGGAGAAGCGCCATTTTCCTCGGGGGAGCGGGGAAGGGTCGGATCTTCCGTCCCCGCTCCCATCTCCCCCGGCAGATCCCCTTCATCGCCGAAGAGCGCACCCATCATGATTGCCTGCGCCGTCAACACGAATTCGGTGATCGGGCGTTCCTCGACGAACCGCCGGACAAGGTGGCGGGCCTCTTCCTTGCCGATACCACCGCCCTCCAGACCGAGCCGGATGGGCTCGAGAACGTCATCGACCATCCATCGGCGCGTCGTGAGCCGCTCAAGGATATGTTGCGGGCCGGCATCGCATTTCTGCTGAAGGGCGCGCAGGAGATCGATCGTCAGGCGGAACTCGTGCTCACCACCGGCCCATGTCAGCTCCACGCCCTTCATTACGGCGCTGCCTTGGCGGTCCGGGTCGGCTCGCCGTCGAAGCGGACTTCAACCTCACGCGTGACGATCTTGTTTTCACCGTCGATCTCGCCACTGTCATTGAGCGCAGTCATGTAGGCATAACCGGTCTCATACTCGGTATCGCCGACAGCGGCGGCGACGTGGGCAACGCGGATCAGCTTCCGCTGCTTCAGGTAAATCCAGTCCATCATCATTTCATGGGACTGTTTCGCCCAGCGGGCTGTCCCGCTCACCGTAACGACAAGTGAGCCGGGCTCGATGAGCGTCTCTGTGCCTGCCGATTCATCGTCGCAATCCTTGGGGACCTTGACCTCGTTCATTTCAAGGGCGCGATTGACCTGACGGCCGGTGATGCCGCAGATCTTGGCGAAAGTGCCAGGCGTCGATGTCTCGACCTCGACGACAAATTCATGAAACCGCTGAAAATCGGGCGCAGCCATTGCATTTCTCCATGGCAAACGGGCCGGAGACGATCCGGCCGGAAAGGGCTTTTGGCCCGGTTTAGGATGGATGGGCTATTTCGCCCGGTTACGCCCTTTCAGGGCTTTTGCCTCGCTCCGGTTGGGAGACGGGACTTCGGTAGCCAGTCCTTTGGCGACCGCATAATCGACGACATCGCGCGGCCTTTCCTGCGGCAGAGGGCTGGGCTGGAAATTGAAAGAATATATGGAGCGTGGGCGGCGGTAGTTGCCCTCGGAATGCACGATCATCCAGGCCATATCCCTATACCTCGGCTTGCTCGATGATTGCGGTGACCTGGACGATGCCGTGCGTGGTAAGCGGATCAGGATCATCAATGATCCTCCAAAGCGTCACCCAGAGCGACACGTTTGCGCCCGAAGGGAGTACTAGGCTCCGACCGTGCAAAGCCCTTCGCATCGCAGTCACGATTACATCGGTCGCACCGCGTGCCGTTTTTCGCGACCATGCGTCGATCTGTGCGGTGATCTCGTCGCTGGAGATACAGTCAGCATCGTTGGGAACCCCGTAGAATGGCCCGCGGGAAAGGTATGCCTTCCTGGCTCGCCATGGCGCGCTGGGCACCTTGTCATAAACATCGTCAATCAGCGCCATAAGCGCGCTATCTTGGGAAAGCGTCTTGAATATCCCATCCCAAAGCTCGTCGCCTCCGATCATGTCGCTGCGGCCTCTTTTGCTGCTTTGCGGATGGCACGAGACACCCGACCCTTCGCCTTACGTCGAGCCAGACGCCAGCCGGGATAGAAAAACGGCTGCGCCTTGGTGCCTGGGTTCCTGCTACCGGCGAACTTTCCCGCATTCACATGCGGCGATGTGCCAAATTCGACAAAACGGGCGTAATATGCCTTGGCATTGCCGGCGAAAATAGTGATGCGCATGCCGTCGACCGATTTCGAACTCGTTGCGATGGTCATCGCGCCCTTTGGGGCGTCACCCCATGTCCAAGATATCGACATCTGAAGATCGCCGTCATCAACCGGGGCAAGGCGCTTCATTTGCATGACGGCCTCGTCGGCACTCGCCTCAAGGGCCTCACGTATCCGGGTCTTGGCGGCCGCCGGAATGGTTTTGGTGAGTTTTGTTCGCAAGCGCGAAAGACCTTCGACGGTCATGATGCCACGCCACTCTCGACGGTCACGTCGATCCACTGGCGATCTTCGGACGGGATGACCGAACGGACGGCGTAGACCGGCCCGCTCCAATAGGCATCCACGCCGGACCCGACCCATTTCCCATTGCGGAGATCCCGCATACGCCATCCGGCATCGATCTGCCGTGTCTGGCTGCACGCACGAACCCGAACCACGATCGGCTGCCGGCCCTCAAGCCGAGCCGCGATGACCGATTCCGATCCGCGCAAAAACGTAAAGCCTGCCCGCCGCTCAAACCGCTGGACGAAATCCCCCTCGTGATTGCCGGCACCATCGTCGGCATCCGCCCGCTCGTCGAAGGCGACCTTATGTTTCAGTCTCTGAGCGGAGTAGGCCACGCGGAAAGCCTCAAGCGTATGTCGGGCGGCGCAGCATGCACAGCAGCGCAACCAGCGGGTTCTTCGGATCGGCGTTCGAAAGCCCTGAAATCAGCTCGGCCGCGTCCTCATCGTACAGCGACCCGACGCCAAGCAGGATCGCGCCGCGCACAGCCCTCGGGACAGTCTCTTCGGTCCATTCAGCATCGCCGGGACCGCGTCGAAGGAACCGCAGCACAGCCTCTGTGACGGTCTCGATATGGACTTCGAGAATGGCATCGTCATCTTCGGTGTCAACGCGAAGCACCTGCTTCACCAGACCCAGCGAAACGAGCGTTGCCATATCATGCCTCTCCTGCTGGGACGCCAACGCGCAAAGGGCCAAGTGCTTTCTCCGGCTTGACCGATGCGTCCTTACCGTCGCGGCCTCGTTTCGCTGCAAGCGTCCAATGCTTTTCCGAGCCGTCCGGCTTCTCGCTGGTGTCGTCGGCATCACAATGCCAAAGCGATCCCGCCCACGTGACGGTGTCGCCGCGTTCGTAGGCCTGATCTTCTCTCCACACGCCACGATAGATCATGGCGGGGATGGCCAGTTCGACTGCAAAGCTTTGATCCGCGCCCTCAAAGCTGAACAGGACCGTGCGGCCGTCATCCATGAGCGTCGCATCGAAGTTCGACAACGAGAAACCATCTCGACCGTCACGACCGGGATCACCATTTTTCCCGACAACAGCGCCCAGCTCGCATGTGGCGCCATTGCTGCAAGTGATGACGAGATTTCCAGCGCGGTCGATTAGTGCGCTAGCAACCCCAACACCATCGCGCCCGGGCTCTCCATCCTTGCCAGGGGCGCCATCTTTTCCGGGTTTGCCGGGTTCACCATCTTTCCCGGCCGCAGGCGGATGCTGTTCGAGGTAGCGCTGCACGGCGGCGTCGAACGCCTCAGGCATAGACCGGAGAGCCTCAATCACCTGCTGAGCAGTCGGCGCTGGCGCGTCCTTTCCGTCGGAGCCGTCTTTGCCATCGCGGCCCGGCGTGCCGGGCTCGCCCGGATCACCCTTTACCGCCTTCGGCTGCTCCACTTTCTCCAGCGCATCGAGGCGAACAAGGATCGAAGCCAGAGACTTCTCCATGTACCCCTTCACGATGGATACGATCTCAGCGCCGAATGCTTTTCCATCGCGCATTATGCCAGCCCCCTCGTGAGTTCCATCAAGGCCGCACGCTCCTCGGCAAGCGCTCGCGCCTCCGCCAGGGCCGCATCACTTTCCTCCCCCTTGGCCGAAGCGTTCACGCTTTCGATCAGCTGCGCGTCCCGCGCGGCGATCGCGGCCAGGCTGTGGTCCTGCTGCTGCATGTAGATCGTATCGCCGCCCGTCTTCTTGCCGCGACCGATCATTTGCCGCTGCTCGTCAAGCGTGGCGATGCCCTTCGCCTTGCCGGCGACCTCGTATTGCGTTGCCGTATCCATCCGCAGAAGCGCGTCAGTGTCGAACTCCGTGCCAAGCGTCACCCCATCCATGCCGAGGCCTTCATCAAGGCACAGCTCCATCGCCTCGATCAGGGATTGGAGACAGGAACTGTAGTACTCGATGTTGAGCGCCTGGACGTTGGTATGCGTCGGGATCGCGCCAAGTCCGATCTTGTAGGGCGGCACATGGTAGGTGGAGCAGACGACGTCCGCGCTCCACTTCAGCTGCTCGATCAGCTGCGCGTCGACAGCCTTTTGCGAGATCGCATGGTACTGGAGGCCGCCGCCGACGACGGCAATCTTGCCCCGGTTCTTGCCGCCGAATTCTGAGTTGAAGTAGTCGCGCAATTCCTTGGCGTCATCATCTTCAAGCTCAAGGGTCGACGAAAGAATGCCGCCAGGCTGTGCACCATTCTGAAAGAACGATGTCGACCCGTCCTGGATGGCAAGCCCCTGCATCGCGGCAAGGCCACCGGCAAAGATCGGCGAAATGCCGACGAGCGGATGGAAAAAGCAATTAAACCGGTCGTGGATAATCTCACGCTCAGGCACCTTGATCGAGCTGGGGAGCCCAGCGAGGTGATCCGTCGACAACTCATAGAAGACAGAACCATCGTTCGCGATCAGTGGCGTAACAAGAGCGGGATCGAGAACATACAGCCGGACAACGACGCCGCGACCGTCGCGCTGTTTCAGTACGTAGGTGTTGCCACGCTGGAGCTTCGACAGGATCCACGATTCGAAGAACTGGATGCGGTTCTGGAAGTGGTTTGGCTTCCGCAGAACTGGAGAATACGCAGGATTTACCGTTTCTTCCCACACGTCTTCGCCGATGTTCCGCACCAGCTTCGGCCTCAGCTTCGAGATGTCCGAAGCAATCAAGGTTCTGCATGCAAAATCCGCATGGTTGGCAAGAACGCTATCGAACTTCACCTCGACGTTGCGTTGCCACGCCCCGGTAAAGCTCTCCTTGATGATCGGCCACCATCCGCCGCGCGCGTCGGGTCGGGACAGACTGCCAGTCGCCTTCTCGCGAGTGATGTTGAAGCCGAGAAGACGCATCAGGCATCGCCCTTACGTCGCGCGATCTCGGACCGGATCGCCGATAGGGCATCGTCCTTATTCTTCACATTCTCAGCACCGGGCAAACTCGCCGCGAGCGCCCGCAACTGCGGCCACGGCATGCTCTCCCATGCTTCGGGAATCGGTATGAGCTCGATGCCCGCCTCGGCAGAAAGAGCCGAAACGTCATAGCCGAGCCTGCCGAAAATGCGGGCAAAGCGCCGATCGGTAGAGCGCAGTGCACGGTTTAGATAGCCTTGATGCTTCATCGTCTTGCTCCTGCTTCAGGAAGTCACCAGCCGCACTATGGTGCGGCTGGCCTGCCCTCGCGCTATGCTCAGCCGTTCGTGTAAGCAGCGCTGTCGATGAACTGTACGGCGCCGGGACGACGCTTGGTCCAGTTGATGAACCGTTCCGCGCGGATGCCGACGAGGTTCATCTGCCAGAGGCTGACCATGACGGTAGCGGCAACCGGAGGGTTGGTCGGAGCGCTGTCCATCTGGAGCGAGGCCTGGTTGCTCGCATCGAGAAGCGTCTCACCGTCGTCGGCCAGCATGATTTCCGAAGCCTTCGCCAGGATGATGCGCGAGCCGGCGCCAACGAGGGGATCACCGGAGCCCGGGTTCGCCGGGATGTTCTCGGACAGGACAACAGGAAGACCGAAGAACCGTCCGCCGCTGTCGCCATTGATTTCGATGTCCGGGAATTCACGCTGACCAAGGGGGTTGAGCATCAGCGCGAACGCCAGTGCCTGCATCTCGGTCATGATGAAGACCGCACCCGCCAGCGACAGGTTCGCGGTGACGAATTTGCCCATAAGGGCCTGCACGTCCTTACGCGCGGCGTCAGCATCCGTGCCGCTCGCAATCACCGGCGTCACGCCATACGTGATCGAGGCCGGCTTAACGCTGGCCGAGCCCGCGTTGGCAGGGTCAACGAAGTCCCTGTCCATCGTCTGGACGATAGTATCGATAAGATCCTGGCGGACAATGCCTTCAGCCGAAGGGTTGGAGAAGCGAACCAGCTCGTCGGTCATCACGACGATACCAGCCAGTTTGGTGACGCCAAGGCTGATCTGATCGAACGCCAGGGCGGAAACCGGCTTCGGCGCGCCTTCGCCAACCCACGACGCCGAGGAGCCGCCCGTCTGACGCGGTACCTTGATGTTGAACGGCACGTTCCGCAGACCGGGAATGCGGCCGATGATGGTCTGCGGGCGAAGAAGTTCAGCAAACTCCGAAGCCATGTTCTGGTATTCGACCAACGGTTTTGCCCACGCGGCGTCGGTCGTCGTGCCAGCGGCGACGGCCGCTTTGAGCACGGTCGAAACTTCCGGCGTCTGGTCATCCCAGCGCTTGGCGATCTCGACGGACTGCATCAGGTTTCCCTTGCCGGCCATCAACGCCATAGCGAAGCGGGTGAATGCGGTACCCTTGGCGACGTTCGCTTTGACCTGCACCGGCGCACCTGAACGCACCGCCGCACCCTCGGCGGCCGTCGTGATCTGGTTTGCGACGACCGGCTTGGCGCTCATCGCCTGCGCTTTCTCAAGCGCGCGAAGGCGCTTCAGGTCGCCGTCAATCTGACCGACCTCCTGTTCGAGGGTATCGAATTCCTCCTGTTCGGACTGGTCAGACGACCGGCCTTCATCGATGGACTTCTGCATGACTTCCGCCATGCGGGCGGCCTTGGCCTGCCGCGAGGCTTCCAGAGCAGCGATCTGCTCGGCGATGGTTTTCATGGTATTGCCCTCCTTCGGGCGCAATGACAGGGGTTTTGTGGATTTCCCCGAAGCGCCGGGGGCAGGCTTCGCCGGACGCTCGATGGTGCCGGTCGCGGCAGGAGCATGCGGATCGAATGATTTGATGAGCGCGACAGCCAACGCGTCCATTTTCTTGATGCTCGTCATCACCGCATCAGGCTGGGCGGGAATGGTGACGGCGGAGAGCTCGTAGACCTCGGACTTGATGAAGCGAATGCCGTCATCGTCCATCCATGCATATTCCAGGGCGCGGAACCCGATCGACACGGCGCGGACAAGGCCGATCTTGATCGACTGCCACGCCTCTTCGATGCGATCGCGGAGGATTCCATCTTCGGCGACGGTCGGGATCTGCGCCTCAAACGTAATACCCTCCGCCGTCGGCGGATCGAACTTGACCGTGCCGATCGGCTTGCGGTGATCGTGCTGCCACAGGAACGGCATCGGGTTCGTGAACTTGACCCCAAGCGGCTCGACGATATCGCCAACGCGATCCGGCGTGGGGGTGGTGGCGATGCCACGGATGATGCGCTTCTCTTCGTCGACCGCCTTGATGGTGAGAGACGAGTATGCGCGGCGCGTCACTGTCATGACGGACCTCCATTCTGACCGGGTTTCGTGGGTATCAGCCGAGGATACGAACCTTGGCGGTTTTCTTCCGGAACGGCTCCGGATTGAGGAACATCAGCATTGCGGCGTTGAACAACGCCATGAGCGGGTCGATCTTCGATGCGCCAGCCGCCTGCTTCGTGACGAGGTAGTTCGAGCCTCGCAGTTCGGTCTTGGCATTGCCGACCGCCCAAGCCATCAGCGGCTGACCGCAATGAACCAGCGTCCGATCCTTCAGCTTCCGCGGGAGGGTGGTGATTGCCGACTGAAGCTTCCAACCCTGGCCGACGGCCAGCGTTAGATCGCCCCCGATGCCCCTGTCTGCGAGGACATCCAAAAGTGTGGCCACGCCGTAGGCGTCCAACCCGATCCCCGCCTTCTCGGGGAGCAGACCGGCGGCATGGATTCTTGCGCAGATATCGGCGATCTCCATCACGTCATCATCGACGTCCTTACAGACAACCAGATCTCGGTCCTCCTCGAACTGGCGAAGCCGCGGCGCAATTTCCTGCCGGCGCTCAAACACGTCCTCGTGTGCCCAAGCCCGTCCCCAGTGCAACCAGTTCCGGGTCTCACGATGTCGCCCGATCACCGCGATGGCCATCAGGTCGTCCAACCCGCCGCCGTCGACACCGACGACAGCGACATCACACTCGGCGAGAAGTACATCGAGCGTCATTCCCGCGACGGCCGCGCCCAACCAATAGTCGGCGCCGGCCCATCGGTCGGCGTGCAGGCCGAGGCCGATCTCGACATTGAAGTGCTGAGACGCGATTAGCGCCAGCTTCTCCGGCCCCTCGCGCATCGCCGTGGCGATCTCGCCGGCGAGATAGTCTTCATCGACCGAGCGATTGAGGTTTGGATTGACCAAGCCCCAAAGCTCGCGGCGCATCCAGCCGCCATCAACCGCATCTTCAGGCGGAAGCTCATAGAGCACGGCCAACATGGGGAAGGCGAACAGGCCGTCGCGGACGTCGCGCGCTTTCTTCAGCTCCGCCTTGAAGACGCCTGTCGGCGGCGTCTTGGATTGAGTTGTGATCTGCACCAGAAACCCGTCAGGACGGGCGGCGAGAGATCCGCGGATCTCGACGAAGATGTCGGCAGCCTTCGCCATGGTTGCAAAAACGTGCGTTTCGTCGATCAGGATGTAGGTCGCCTTCGAACCGGTAATGACATCGGCTGCGGCTGCCTTGACGATGATCACGGCCAGCGTGTTGAGGTGCGTGATCGTCTTCAGGTGATCCTGAATGTGGAAGAGCTTCGACAACTCGGCATCGAGGCGAACAATGCCGGCCGCCTGCTTGAAGGAGATCCCGGCGATGGTTTTCGTCGGCGCGATCAGCAGAAGCTCTGCCTCCGGGCGCTCATTGAGGATAGCCGCAGTGACCATGATCGCCGCTGCGATCGAGGACTTGCCGTTTTTCTTCGGTACAAGCAGGAAGAACTCGCGCAGCATGCGCCGCTTGAGTTCCGGATCGTAGCTGCCGAAGATGACGCGAACGATCTCGAAGACCCATTCGTCGCAGGCCTCGCCGTAGGTCGGGTTGCCTATGACGTCAGGAACGCGCAACCGCTTGAAGATGCGCAATGCCTTCTCCGCGACGGCGTCGAATAGTGGCAATGCCGGCACCATCGAGCGCCGATGCCTGATCCGATCCTTCCAGTCGGGCACTGCCGTCGACCACGTCGAAGGCGGCATCCATGCGGTGTCCATCAGTTCGGCTTTCCGCCAACGCCCGGCAACAGGTCGCTGCCCCAGTGGCTATCCGCGCCGGCCGTCTTGGCGGCGGCTTTGGCAGCCTCTTTCTTGCCCTGCGGTGTCTCGGTCTCCTTCTTTCGCGAACCCCGCTCCTGCGCGTCTCGCAGTCGCTGATCCATTCCCATGCGGTCATTGCTGTCGAGCATCTTGCCGAGCTCCTTCAGCGCAGCCACGTTGCCGGCGTTGGCCTGCTCCATGGCAATTTCGAAGCGCCTGGCATCGAGCCGGTCGCGCATGGTGCCACGCTCTTTCAGCTCGGCTCTAAAATACCTCTTCAGGGTGGCCGGAGACACACCAATCCCATTCGCCATCCGTTCGATCGACCAACCAAGCGCCAACAAGAGCTTGATTTTGTTCCGATCTTTGTCCGTCGGCTCATAGGGTGGCCGCCCCCGCCCTCGTGACCAGGACGAAATAGGGTGACCAAACAGGTCAAAACGCTCGCTCATCCGAAAAAAATCTCTGCGTGAGGGGGACGCGGGTCCGGGCGGAAAGGGGGGTCCAGACTTTCGACCACCCCCCCTGATGGGTCACTCGTCGATGAGGCGGTCGTCGACCTCGACCACGACGTTGGCCCCGCTGACGAAGCCAGCGAGGCTGAAGAGCCATGTGGCGATCGTCATTCGCGGACCGAACATGCGCGGCAACCGGACGCCGAGCCGCACCGAGCGCAGCAACTCGCTGCCATCGACAATGATCTCATCACGCGCCATCGTCACCACCGAGCCTCGGCTCGCTCCTGCTTCTGCTTCACGCTGTCGTGGTAGGCTTTGCTGACCGTCTGGAGATTGTCAGGATCCCAGAACAACGCCTCATCGCCTCGATGCGGCTTGATGTGGTCGACAACCGGACTGTTCTCGGCTGGGTACTTTCCGATGCAGAGCACGCCAGTCTGTTGGCACCGATAGGTATCGCGCAGCAGGATCTGCTGTCTCAGCTTGCGCCAGCGTTCGGTCTTGTACCAGCTGCGCCATGCGACGGTCTGGTCGCGTTCCCGAAGCCTTGCCGCTTCATCACCCGGCATCCTGCCGATGCGTGGCGCCAGTGGCGTCAATCTCGATGGGATCGTCTTGAGCCTGCCCATACCCTAGATACGACAAAGGCGACCGAAAGGCCGCCTCATCATCTGGTCATAGCTGTAGCACTGGCCCTGAATCGGTGCCTCTCGATCGAGGCAGTCAGGGCGGGGTCCCACCGGCGTACCCACCTGGGAACTTTCGCTCCACTCGCTTCCGGTCAATGCCGTCCGCTCAAAGGCTCGCAATCAGGATCATGGGATCATCCGTGAGAGGATTCATAGTCACAGCTTTTCGATTTGGTCAACCATCAGCGTGACCGGTGTGGATCGGCCGAATATGGATACTTCGACCTTGATCAAGTCCCCAGGAAGGTCGTTCTCCAGAATGGTCGCATGGAAGGAAGCGAAGGGTCCGTCACACACCCGGACCTCCAAACCAAGGGGATATGACACCGGCGGTTCCGGCTTGTAATCATAGTCGCCTGCGATGGCTCTCTCGATGAACTTTTCGACATATTGCAAAGGGATGCGGTAAGGCGTTTCAGCACCGCCGACGATGCCGACCACACGCTTATCGAAGCGCATCAACCCAGCCATTGCAGCCGCCGAAGGCACGCACCGCACAAGCACATAACCAGGCAAAGCGGGGATCAACGGCCCCTTTATGATGCGGTGTCGCTTGACGATCCGGTCGCCCCGACGCATGGGAGCGGTCGCAAAGATATCCACATCATCGAGCATTTTAACGACGATGCGCTCACTGTTTCCCTTCACCTGAAGGCAAAACCACGCCGCCAACTCCGGATAGTCGGCAACGATTCGCTTACTCGCCATCGATATCTGAGAGATGCGCAGGCGATTCGCGGCAATGGCCTTGTCCTGCTTGAAGTCGCAGTAATCGCGGATCTTGATCACATCCGCCGTGCCGAACTGCGACCGTTTATGCTGCATGTTCATCGCCCCGCACCTCTCGAACCGTTGCCGCAAATGCCTCGATCGCCATCGCGACAAGGCTGTCACAATCGCCTTCCGCACCCTCAGGCACGGCCGGGAAATACACGAACTGCTGCTTTCCCGTATCGGGCAGCCACGGCCACCCGCGTGCCTCGTGCAGCCGCTTCCATGCAGACCACATGTCGCTCCCGACCTTGATGCCGACGAACTCCGCGCCGAGATCCTTGATCGAGGCAGGGACTAGCACACCGCGATAGCTCGCAGCGCGATCGTGCATGTCGCTCACGACCGGCCACCCGAACTTCGCCATGCGCGAACGCTCCTCCGCATGAAGGTCGAGCTTGCCCTCGGTGATCATCTGCTGGACGAACTTCGGGAACGGAGGCAGAGGCTTGTGCGGCTGCAAGAGCTCGACGAGGCGCAGCGCGCCCCAACCCTTGCCGAAAGGCCCTTCCGCAGCCGGCGTCAGATCGGCGGCGGCTTTCGCCGGCAGCTTCAGCCAACGCTTCTCGCGCAGGTAGACGGCGGCAGCACATGTCGTGGTTCGCTTGGCGGCCTTCACCGCCGCAGCATAGGCTTCCGTCAAATCCGCTGCCTGCTGCCGCTCGTGCGCCGTCAGACGGCCCCATGCCGAGCGCGCCTCATCTTCGCTGTCTGCCACATAGGTCGGCCACGTCGGAAACCACCGACGGAATCCGCGCTCGATCGCCCTGGGATTATCTTCCCCATTCCCATCATCGCGCTCGCGCTCTTTCTCTCTCGGTTCGGCAGGAGCCGTTAAACAAGAGTCGTTAATAGGTGCCGGTCCAGAGTCGGCAGGGGGTGCCGATCCTAGACCGGCAGGGGGTGCCGATATATCGGCAGGGGTGCCGGTATATCGGCAGGGGGTGTCGCCCTCTTCAGCGTCGTCGATAGGACCAAATTCCCGTTCGTCGTCCGCGTCCCATGCAGCGATTGCATTGCTCGAAATCTCGCGATCGTAGATCACGCGATACCAGTGCGCGCTGTCCCGGCCGCTCTCGCTGGCCACCACGCGCCGTTCGACGCCGCCAATGTCCACGAGGCGGTCAATCGACGCCTGAATGGTCGAGCGTGCCACTGACAGCTCTTCGGCCATCTTCACCTGAGAGCGCCGGCACCATCCGTGCTTGCTGCTGGTGTGACGACCGAGAAGGCAAAGCACCTGAAGGTCACGCCCCTTGAGCCGCGCGTCCGTGACGATCCAGCCGGGGATGATGGAAAAACGGGCGTCTCTCATTCCGCCGCCCCCCGCGAGCGATAGTGCTCGATCTGGGCCAGGCGCTCCTTGGCGCGCGCCACCGCCTCCGCATCGCCGGCCGCTTCCGCCGCGGCGAGCCGCAAGCGCGTGGCGTGAACAAGCGGGCCGTAACGATCCGTCTCGACGGCGCCGAACCGAACCGCAAGCGCCCGCTTCGAAAGGGCGATGTCGAAATGAACCCAGCTGGCGTTGCGATGCTTCCCGAACGAAAGGGTCTGGTGCCCCTGAATCCATTTCCGCGCCACACAGATCCGGTCGGCCATCGCCAGAAGCTCGGCATCGGTATCGGCCCACATGTGGCACATGACCATGTTGCCAAAGGGCGCCCGCATGTCGTCGACATAGACCGTCATGGCCCGCCCTCCGCTATGATGACAAGAATCTGCCGTGACTGGCTGAGCATTTCGGCCGCCTTGTCGCTCAGGCCGCCATCCGGCTTGCGCGGCATCCAGATGACCAGCCGTTCGGTTTCGAGCGCGTCGACGCCGGCCACGAAGCCGGCGATCCTCAGGCGGTTGCGGATCGTCATCTCGTATTTGCCGAGATAACCGGACGGGCACTGGAGCAGCCACCGCGCGCGCTCGGCGGCGGTCCGGCAGTTTTCCAGCTCCTCGATGATCGGGACGAGATTGCTCATCGGCCGATCTCTCGCTCGACGCGCTTGGCGAGCGCCTGCACGTCGCGAACCTTGCTGTCCAGTTCGTCGCAGCGGACGCGGACTTTCGCCGCCTCATCATTGGCCTTGCGGAACATGTCGAGGACTGCCTTGCGCGCCTCGGTGATCTCCCCCTGCAGGCGTATCACCGATGCAGCCTCAGTAAGGTACTGATCAAACAGCGGGTTCGAGCCCTCCGGGCCATAGAACTGCTCGCGCACATCAGACACCCAGGCCCGCGGCACGCCGAGATCGTCCGCCACCTTCTGGTCGCTCCATGGCGTCACGTATCGGTCCGTGCCGTAGACATCGCCAATCTTGGCGAAGATGATGCCGCGCTCTTCGCGCGTGATCTCGCGCGGCGCCTCGGCCTTGCGGCCCGGCTCCGGCGTTGCGGTCTCTTTCGCAGGCATGTCCGCCCGTCCTTTCCGTGATGAGGGCGCGGCATGGAGCGGGCAGAAGTCCTTTCGCGGACCGCTGCCGACCACCCAACCCTTGGCCTGAAAATTCTGCTTTGCCGCGACTGGCGGCTTGCGGGTCTTGCCCGTCTGGTGCGCGAAGAAGGCAACAGCGCTGCATTCGGCGCAGACGATTTTCATCGCCGGCACGCGGGAATCACCGGCGCCGGCGGGGATATGCTCTTCCGCAAAGGTGCGCCCGAGGCTCATGGCTCACCTCCGTCGTCGAAGGTGAAACCTGTCTGTTCGGCCGCCCTCGCTGGAACGGCGGGAGCGAACATGTCGGGCTGCCGATAGGCCTGGCGAATTCGTTCGCAGGCGATCTCGAAATAGCCTTCATCGATCTCAATCCCGATGAAAGATTTTCCCACCTTGGCGCAAGCGACTCCGGTCGTGCCGGAACCCATGAATGGATCAAGCACGGCGCCCCCCCGACAAGAAAGCCAGGCACCAGCGCATAAGCGCGACGGGCTTTTGAGTGGGATGCAGGCGATCGCCGTCTCGCTTGGAGGCGAGACCGTTGTTGCAATAGGTGAACTTCTTCACCGCATCCCCATCAAGGGACGACCAAGCCATCTCACCATCAGAATATGACGGCATAGAATTAAGCTTGTCCCAGAAAAGCCACCGCCCAGATGGCGGAAGATAGTCCGCGAAGTAATTTCCGCCCCAGATGATGTGCTTTTCGGCTGCGTCAATCAGCAGCGAGAATGCCTCTGCGCTGGGCCTCTCCTTATCCCAGCTCCCAGCGTACTTTTTTGGCTGACGCTTATATCTGCCACTCGCGTCTGTTCCGCCGCCTCCCATGCCGTTTGCTTGGTTGATGCCGTAGGGCGGATCTGTAACGACGGAGGCAACACGCCCCAGAGACGGCATAATCTCCGTACAATCCCCGAGATAAAGCTCACACTGCCCGATGACTTCGACGCGCCGCGCCGCAGGGCAACGCTCCATCAGAAGCTTGGCCCGCTGCGCCGCGATCGCGACGTTGTAGCTTTCGAAGCCGTCACGGCGACCGTCATACTCGCTCATGGCCCCTCGCTTTCCGGCTCGGCAGCCGGCATGAATTCGGCCCAGTCGACGCGCCGCGAGATGGTCGTGCTGCCATAGCTGCCGTCCGCCTGGCGCTCCCAGATGAACCATTCGGTATTCATCTGACTGGAAGCCTTCGGCCCGTCCCATCCGTCGCGGTGCATCATCGGCAGGCGACGCGAGAAGGCGTAGCGCCGCGCCGGCGGGCAGGTTTCCATGATGAAGACGCGATCCGGGTCCTCGAAACCGAAATAGGCGTTGCTGTTGAGAAGCATCGCCATCTTCTGCGGCTTGTGCACGCGCAGCGCATGCGCGATGAACGAATTCATGGCGTCGCCGTAGGGCGGGTTCGTCACGATGTCGTGGCATTCGCCAACGCCGCGCTTCGTCTCGCGAAAATCGATGACCGACTGAAGCTCACCGTTCGCGTCGCATGTCGCATAGTCGACGAGGTCCGACAGAACGACGGCGTATCCGGCGGCCTCCAGCATGGCGCTGATCGCGCCGCGTCCGCATGCCGGCTCCCAGATCGTCGGCGAGAAGTCCTCCAGCGCGAGCAGCACATGCATCGCTTCCGGCGGCGTCTGGTAGAGGTTGTCGCCACGCTCCTGTTTCGTCGCGCTGCGCGTGCCGATGGCATGCCGCAGGCTGGCACGGGTCGGCTCCAGCCCCTGCGCGAGGCGCGCGGCAATGGCGCGCTCTGCAATCCCCGGCTGTTTCCGCTCCGCATCCAGCAGCTTTTTGGCTTCATGCAGTTCCTTGCGGGTTAGGCCCGCTTCGGCCGCCGTGAAAGCGTTCTCGTCGGGAACGCTTTTCGGTCGCCCTTTCAAGGTCTTGCCCTCGGCGCCGGCGCGTTCCCATTCCTCCGCCAGGAGCATCTTTGCCTTGACTTCGATGCTCAGCGCGCCGGCCTGCACGCGGTGGCAGGCCTCAAGGCTTTCCCGCAGGTGCGCCTTGGCCGAGAACTCGCCGCCCAGCTTGGCTTCCTTGTAGACCATGTCGGCAAGACGCCGCGCGGCCATCACGTCGCCCTCGTCGAGCAGCGAACTGGCGATATCGAGCCGCCGACTGATCGCCGCGACGACAGGGGCGCCGGCCTGCGGCGCGGCAAGCGCAACGCGGCCCTCGTCGAGCGCGTCATCGCCGAGATGATCGGCGCGCGGTGCTGCTGGCGTCGTCGTCGCGTGCCGGTCCATGGCGCGCTCGGTTGGATACCAGAGGTCGGCATCCTTGGCGTCGCGCCGCAGCAGGCCCTTGCTGTTGCAGGCAATGCACTTCGTCCGTTCGCCGCCCGAGGTGGAACGGAATGAGCCGCCGGTGAGGGCGGCCGTGACGATGGCGTCCTGCGCGGGGGAAAGGGAGATGCCGGCCATCAGTGCGCCCTCATCAGTGCGGCAAGATAGGCCTCGCCGGTCGCCGTGATGCGCCAGATGTCATCGTGCCCGCTAAGCGGCGTCAGGTAGCCGGCGGTCTCCGCCTCTTGCGCGGCCTCTTCGTCGCAGCGCATGCGCAGGAACACCGTCTTGTCCGGGCTGGCCTGCGCACGGCGCACCAATGCCCGCGCCGCCGGCGAGAGCGGCCCCATGATGATCGGCTTCGTCTGAAAAGCGGTCCGCATCACACCACCTCCAGACGCGAAAGCACGCATTCGCAGGCGCGGATGATGCGCCGCAGCTGCTGGCCAAGCTCGCGCCGCTCCAGCGTATCGAGCCTGCCATCGGCGAAGGCCGCGCGCGCCATGCGCCAGATATCGGCGGACTTGTCCATGATGCGCAGCACGTCCGCCTCGGTCAGCGCCTCGGCAATCGCGATGCGCTGTTCGAGCGGTTCGAGCCGGAATCCGAGCTGCCGCGCCATCTCGGAAACGATCACCGGCGTGCCGGCGCGCATGTCCGCCTCGACGGCGACATCGACAGGAACGAGCACGTCGGCATGTTCGTCGCCATTGCTGGCATATTTCGAAAGCGTCGAGACCCCGACGCGGGTGAGCAGCGCCAAGGACGTGACGCCGCCGCCGAGGCGGAAGCAGGCGTCGGTCGCGCCCTTGAGCATGGCAGTCAGTTCGGAAGAAATCAGGCGCACGAAAACACCCCACGAAAAGCAAGGAAACAAAGTCCGGAAAGGATTCAGTGAGGCGCAGGCGGCCCGCGCCTAAGATCGGCCCATCAAATCAAGGAGGGCCACATGCAGGCGAAAAGAGAAACGGCGCCGGGGCGAACGCAACAACACCCCGGCGCCAGGCAGCGCAGACCCGCAGACCGCGTGCCGGTCGGCCGCAGGTCCCGCGCTGGGAGGAAAGGGAGGAGGCCATCATCATTCGGCGGCCGCCGGCGCCGAGAACTCAGTCTCGCCTCGCGCGAGAAGGTTCGCCTCGTAGATCTCGGACGGCGTTCTGTCGGTAAGTTCAATGATGATCGGCCAGTGTCGATCAGGAATTCCAGTGTTACGCCATTTGTAAACGGCGTCGCGCGTAACGGATTTTTGACGCACCGCGAACGCGCGCTCAATGGTGGAGGGACCGCCAGCCTCGCGGATTATGTCAGCGATGGTGAGAATGCTCGTCATGCGGATCAGGGATAGTAGATTTTAAATCTACAAGCAATAGCCATGAAATCGATACTGGAAAATATTTCCGACACTATGATGCCTCGCATGAACTGGTGGGACCGCTTAGCGGAAGAAATTGAACGAAGAGGATGGAGCGGCAAGGAGCTTGCTCGCAAAAGCGGCATCCCTTACGCGAACATCAACAAGTACCTTAACGGCAAAATCGAACAGCCGCGCGGTGACATCCTGCGGCGGCTAGCGAGTGCTGTCGACAAGAGCGTACTCTGGCTTCGAGATGGCGTGGAACTTGACGAATTGAGCGAGGCTGCGCCGAGCTTAAGACTTGAGGCCGTGCGGGTTGTTGGCAAGGTTGAGGCCGGCACGTTCCGCGAGATCGACGAATTCGATCAAGAGGAGCCGGAACTCATCTCCCTCCCGCCTGATGATCGCTTCCCTGATGCAAGGCAGATGGCATTTGACGTCAGCGGGGATTCAATGAATGACCTCAAACCGCGCCCGATCCTTCCAGGCGATCGCGTAGTCGGCGTTGCCTACGATGATGTGGCCGATCGTGCTGTTTTGAGGGACGGCATGGTGGTTGTGGTCGAACGCACTCGGGACGGTGGGCACGTGCGCGAATGGTCGGTCAAGCAGATTGAGATATATGAGGATCGTACGGAGTTTCATCCGCGATCAACAAACCCGCGCCACAAGCCGATTATCATCTCTCGCGACACTGAGGCGGACGAGAGCACGCAAGTGCGCATTCTGGTCCTCGTCCGCAGGATCGTGAACGTTCTACCGTTCTAATGTTAGTTTCGGGAACTCCCGCATGCTTGAACGACCTGCATGCCTCGCGAATTTCGGCGAGAAGCCATCTTGATGGCTGTCGACAGGTCCGACTTTGCGCGTTGTCGCCGACGTAATCCATCACCGGTAGCACCGAAAACTCGTCCTCGCGATCCACGTGACGCACAGGTGCGACGTGGAAGCCGTATCCGGGGAACGTTTTTTTAAGTAAGGCAACCAGTTCCCGCGCCGCTGTCTCTCGCACCGAGGCTCTATAGGGCGGCACGATAACAAAATCGGTCACCTCATCCGGGCGCATCATAGGTACCTCGCGTTGGCGGCTACAAGTCGGCCGATACGGCACTCGCATCGAGAACAGGAATACGACATCCCCGCCAAAAACTCGCTCTCAAGCAGCTCATCGACGTCTGCGGGTGCGTCGTCCGCAAGCGGCGCATCGACAACTCGGACGCTCTCTTTGAGGCACCCGTCGCACCTTAGGTGAAGGGTAAACTGCACTGCTGACTTCTGGAGTGCGTACATAGATGTTCTCCTTTGGTTCTATAAATCCAGAACATCCACAGTGAGTCGAGTCGATTCGCATGTGTAGATTTTATTTCCACATAATGATTGACATCATGGTTGTGTAGATTTAATTTCCATTCCGTTCCTCCCGGACGGGTAGGCCGCCGCTGACCGCAAGGTCCCCGCGGGCGGCGGCGGCCAACTTCTCCGGTTCAACCCAACGAACGGAGACCGGCTATGCGCCACTTCTCGAAATCCCAACAGACCCGCATCCGCATGATGGCGAACACCATGCGTGAGCTTGGTGACGATTGCACCGTCGAGCGCCTGATCCGCTCGAAGTTCACACGCGCCGAGATCGACCAGTACGGCGAGGCCGCGACGGAGATCGCCAACACCGATGCTGTGCGCGTCGGCCGTCGCGCGGCCTGACCGCCATGAAGACCATCGTCATCCCCCCGCCGCGCGGAATCGTCCTGCGCCTCGTCGACCGCCTCGCAGAAGGCACGCTCGTCGCAAGCATTGCCGCCTTGGCAGTGCTGGCGATCCGCGCGCAGATCGGGGGATGACGATGCGCGAGCAGCCCCGCGACCACGTCCCCGTCACGCCCGAGCCAATCGGCGTCCGCCCCTGCCACCCTGCAATCATCGTCGCGCTTGCCGCCGGGTGGATTCTTCTCGCCATCGCCGCCGTCTTTTTCGCGCTCGGCGGCTGAGCCCGACCCAAAGGAACCAGCCCATGAAAATCATTCGCGATGCCAAGACGCTGTTTGGCATGCTGGAGAGTGGCAAGCTCAATGATGAGCTTTCGGCCACGCTTCAGGATACGCAGCGCGCCCTGGCCGACCTCGTCGCCGCCCAGCCGAACCGCAAGTTCTCGGCCACCGTCAAACTTGAGCTGAAGCTCACCGCCGCTGGCGAGATGATCGAGTTCAATGCGGAAATCCCCCCCGTCAAGCTGCCGAAACTGCCGCGCCGCTCGACGGTCTACTTCCTCACCGACGACGGCAGCATTTCCACCGAGCACCCTCAGCAGCTCGACATGATCGGCGGCCCGCGGGAGATCGACCGCGCCCAGACGCCATTCACCCGCCCTTCCTGACCTCAAAACCCTTCCGAACGGAGACCGCTTTCCATGGACCAGCTTACCGAAACCGCCGTCAACGCCGTCGCCGACCTTGCGCGCAAGCAGGGCTTCGCCGTCACCACGATCTCATCGCCGTCGGGCATGCCCGGCATTCCGTCGTCCGTCCCGGTCCTGCTTGACCCGCAGCACGGTAACGCACTCAGCCTGAAGGACCACTTCGACAAGTGGCGCACGGCGCCCGAGCGCAAGGCCGGCACGGCGCGCGTGACGACGCTGGAAAGCTTCATCTTGCTGACCAACCGCCATCGCATTCAGCATTCCGTCATCTTCGCCAACACCGACTGGCGCGAGCCGAGCCTCGTCTCGGTCCTCGATTATCACGAGCTGCACGGCGCGGCCGCGGAGACCGCAGAGGACGCGCCCGCAGTCGCGGGAAAGGCGGCCTTCGGCAAGCACCGCGTGGAATACAAGTTCCCGCTGTCCGAGGAATGGCAGGCATGGGTCGGCAAGGACAAGGTGCCGATGGACCAGGCGGCCTTCGCCGAATTCATTGAAGATCACATCGGCGAACTGGCCTCGCCTCACGAGGATGAAATTTCCTTCTGGGAAGAAAAGCTCGGCGGCAAGGTCGCCTATCCGAACGAGCTGAAGGGCCTGTCGATCGGCCTCAAGGTGCATGCCTCGACGCGCGTCGCCAACAGCATCACGCTGCAGAGCGGCGAGGGCGAGATCACCTGGGCGGAAGAGCACCGCGACATGAAGGGCGACAAGCTTATCGTGCCGTCGCTCTTCATCATCCAGCTGCCGCCGTTCTTCATGGGCGAGGCCATCCGCCTGCCGGTGCGCCTGCGCTACCGCGTCCGCGAAGGGCAGGTCACGTGGATTTTCCAGCTCTACCGCCCGGATGTCTATGTCACCGAGCAGGTCATGCGCGACGTGGAACGCGCCGCGCGCGAGACGGATCTGCCGGCCTACCAGGGCACGCCGGAAATGCCGGCCTGACACGAACGCCTCACCGAGGGGCGGCCCGTGCCGCCCCAAACCTTCACCAAACGAGAACCGCCATGAACAAGATCACTGTCATGCTGGACGCCGCGACCGAAGCCCGTCTGCGCGCCGCAGCGGAAATGTTCGACCGCCCCGTGGAGCAGATTGCCGAACTGGCTGTCGCCGAAGCCGGCCATGCCTTCTTTGCCGAGATGCCCGATCGCGATCCGGCGCATGGTATGGGCGTGCTCCATCCGTCTCTTTTGCCGCGGGAGGCACTGTGATGGGCTTCCAAAAACGCGCCGGCCGTCCGCCGCTTTCCGGACGAATCGACGAGAAAAACGCCGCCATTGTGCGCCGCATGTATCTCACCGGGGCGCTGATGGCCGAGATCGGCCGTGCGATCGGCGAGGACGAGGCGGATATCTACCACTACGCCACCCGCCGTCGCGAAGGCTGGCTTCGCGACAACGAATTCGAGCGGCGCGCCGAGGCGCGCGGCAACATCGTCGCCTGGAAGAAGTGCTCGCACGCCACCGGCGGCAGCATCCTGCGCCCCATCACGCTGCCCGGCACGACCATCCAGCGCAACATGCTTGCGGAGGCACGGTCATGACGGAGAGCACCCCGACCAAAATGACGTTTCGCGTGCATTTCCACGACGGCACCAGCCTCGATATCGTCGCAGCAAACAGCCTGATCGCGGAGAAGGACGCACGCAAGAGCCGCCCCGGCGCCTACGTGAAGAAGATCAAGCTGGTGCGGGAGAAGGCCAATGCCTGAGACCACGCGCCCGACGAAGGATGCCCGCCGCCGTATGGCCGCCTACCGAAAAGGACTCGAAGCCGGTAGGGCGGAGGCGCTGGCCGGAATCGAAAGCAGGTTAGAGCGTCTGGAGTCTCTGGTGCAGGCTTCCCTCTGTCACGCTGATCTTGGGCCCGACTTTGAAACTTGCAGCGTCGTGCCGGGTAAGGTCTATTTCCTGAAAGGTGACGAGTGATGGGCCAGCCGACCGATTTTCCCGGTAGCAACGTCATCATGCGCGCGCCGGCCGGCGCAGAAAATGTGCAGGACATGGACGTCTTTCGGACCCGTCATTCCTGCGTTTCGTGCTGGGAGCTATCAGCAACCGAACTTGAGGAAATCAACCGGACCGGCCGTGTCTTTCTTTCAGTGCTCGCGGGAGGCCAGCAGCCGCCAGTCTATGTGGGCTCTGAGAGCACATGCCGTGAAATCATGATCGACTTCGGTCCGGTCTGGCCCATCGAGCGCCCGGCGAACTCATCGAACGCAATGCTGCCCGAGACGCCACGCCGCATCAGCCTGCTTGTCCTGCTGATGCAGTCTCTCCGGAAGATTGCAGCTCTGCGCGACAGCGAAGTCGGCGAGCCGCTCGATGAGGCATTGGATATAGCCGATGCTGCGATTGCAGCAAACGCCGCAGATTTTTCAGCGGCGGTCGCCGACGCGATCCATTCCGGAAAATAAGGATTTCACCATGCCGACAGGGTACACACACGCCATTGGTACTGGCGAAATCACCACTCTCAAGCAGTTCGCCTTGCAGTGCGCCCGAGGAATGGGCGCTTGCATAACGATGCGCGACGATCCTTGGGACGCACCGCTACCGGAGCGCTTTGAGCCTCAGACGAAGTACTACGAAGAGAAATTGGCTGCAGCGAAGGCCCTCCTGGCCGAGCTCGACAATCTTACCCTCGCCGAGTGCCAGGCGCGCGCCAAGACTGATTATGCGGCACGGTTGGAACGGCACGAGCAGTATCGTCGGGAACGCGAGGCCGAGAACGGACGGTACGAAGCCATGCTTTCGCAAGTTCGCAGTTGGCATACGGAGGCCGAGGGCATCCGCGAATTTATGATCGATCAGCTTCAAATTTCGATCATCCCGCATAGCAGCCCGCCGCCTTTGGAACTGTCCGGCGAAGAATGGCTGCGCGAAGAGCGGCTAAGCGCCATGCACGACATTGCCTATTACGAGAAAGCGATTGCGGACGAGATCCATCGCGTGGCCGGCCGTAACATCTGGCTCGCCGCGCTGCGCCGTAGCCTGTCGGACGCCATCGAACCGACCGGGGGTGATCATGGCTGAGAAAGCGCACGTCGTCGTCTGGCGATCCGTGATCGTTGAAGAATGGCTCGTCGAAGGCGAGAAAACCGCCGCGGCAGCGAGGGAAGCGTTCTTGGACGGAGCTTGCCGGCTGGTCAGCCGCAGTGAGTTCGATCAGGGCAAAGTCTTGCGTGTCCGCATCGCGAAGGAAATCGACATTGAGAACGCCGAGGCCCATCAACCCCTCAGCAGTTTCGCCGGTCTATCCGCCAGTCAACCGAAGGGAGTTTCCGATGAGTAAAGCAATCGAAGACGTTCTTGCCGAACGCAGCCGGCAGGTCGAGGCCGAAGGTTGGACTCCCGAGCATGATGATCTGCACAGCGACCGAGAGATGGCTCTTGCCGCAGGCTGCTATGCCATGCACGCAGGCATGAGCGAAGAGGCCCGCGCGAACCAACTGGGCGCCCCGCTCGACTGGCCGTGGGACTTTGCGTGGTGGAAGCCTACCACGGCACGCCGCGATCTCGTCAAAGCAGCAGCCCTAGCTATTGCAGAAATCGAGCGCATTGACGGCAGACCCGCCACGGGTGCGATGTCCAGCGCGCAACCCGTGCAGGACACGTGGTTCACCGAACGAGCTTTGCCGGTGTTGGCAATGTCGGCAGATGTCGAAAGCAACCGCGTCTTGAAACTGCATTTTCGGCGCCCTGTCACGGATGACGACCGCAAGGCGCTCTGCGATGCGCTGAACATGCACCATGCCGCCATGAGCGCGAACGGGGGCCGGAACGATGGCTGACCGCCCGATCCTTTTCAGTGGCCCGATGGTCCGCGCGCTACTTGACGGGCGCAAGACCCAGACGCGGCGCACCCTGAAGTTTCAGCCCGCGCCAGGCATCTCCATCGTGCGCAAGACGATCCGGCCGATCGACGCCGAGCCGTATCTCGCGTTCGAGCGGCGCAGCGTCTACGGCAATTATGCTGGCGAGCTAGACATCAGGGTCAAGCGTGGCGATCGTTTATGGGTCAAAGAGAACCATGCCATCGTTCCGCGCACCGCCTACCGAATGAGCGAGGGTGTCCAGCAGACGTTGCGCCCTGACGACGACCACGACGCTGCAGTCTATGCGGCAGAATGGGAACGCTCTAAGCCCGGCCGCTGGCGCCCGTCAATCCATATGCCGCGATGGGCATCCCGTCTGACTCTCATCGTCACCGATGTGAGGGTAGAGCGACTACAGGACATCACGAATGAGGACTGCATTGCGGAGGGTGTACTGGTGCATCCAAACGAAAACGCACCTCGTAGTGGGCCGACCCAAGACACCTTCGCACGTAGGTACGGCCTGATTTCCCACTACGGCGCCGGATATCAGCGGATCTGGGAGGCCATCAACGGGAAGGGATCATGGGCCGAAAACCCATGGGTCGCCGCCTACACCTTCAGGGTCGAGTGTCGGAACATCGACGAGCGAACCAGCAACGCTTGCGGAGGCGATCATGCGGATTAAGCCGATCTTCGCTTGGTATGACCTGTGGGTCGGAGCGTTCTACGACCGCGCCAAGCGCCGTCTTTACATATTCCCGGTGCCTTGCATCGGCTTTTACGTCGAGCGCACCCCCAGAACCGCTTTAGGCTCGGCCGACAAAGCTGCCCCGTCGCATGAAGCGAAAGAAATCGAGACACTGCGGTCGCAGCTGAGGGCGACGCAAGAAGCACTCGAAATTATGATCAAGAGATCACGTGAGGCCACGGCAGAACTGGTCGATGACCGGAAATCACGGGCGCCCAAACCATCGAACTGTCGCACACTACCTCCCCCCGAGATGGGACCGAATCCTCACAACGCTTGGTATACCGCCTGCGTCAACATCCTCTGGACGAGCGGCGAGACGTATAAGCTCTTCCACAGGGTGAAGGATCTTGCAGAGGCCATCGAACGCGGTGAGGCGTACCCCGCATTCCAATCTGAGGAGCGCGCAGAATAATGGCCGCCATCACTATCGTCCTCATCCTGCCCGCATCGATCTGCCTTTCCGTCGCGGGATACATGGCAATCAATCAGATTGGCGGCTGGGGTTGGTTTCTCACCGTCGGCCTTCTTCTCGGCGCCTTCCGCTATTCTACCAACCAGAAGGCAGATGCGAATGACTGATTCCGCACCGACCGCCGAGCGCTGGGAGGCCAGCGGGATCGCAAGCCTTTCGCAGCAGCCGGCGTCGGCTGCGGGTAAGTCGTTTGCCGAGGCGGCCGCCAGCCACATCGAGCATGGTGGAGAGGCCCGATACCTGCGCCGCATCGTCGAGTACTTCGGCGAAAAGCCGCTGGCGGAGATCTTCCCGTTCGACATAAAGCAGATGGCGCGAGCGCTCTATCCGGACGGGTCGAATGCGACCATGAACCGGCAGGCTTTGGCACCTGCGCGCGCCGTCATGATCCATGCCTATGAGCGCGGATGGTGCGGCTATACCCGCCTGCGCCGATTCCGTGAAGATACGCCGAAGCGGCGCGAACCGGCCTCGACGACCTGGCTTCATGCCTTCATCCGGCAGGCGGTCCATGACGGTCACGACCGGGTGGCCGCGCTCGTCCTTTTCATGGCCACATCCGGCGCCCGGGTCACCGAGGCGATCAATCTCCGCTGGAGCGAGGTCGATCTGCGCCACAAGAGCGTTTTGTTGCTCAAGACGAAGACCGATCGCAATTCGCTCCGCTCTCTCACGGGCGAGGTTGCCGCCCGTCTTGCCGACCTACAGGCGAACGCCAGGCCGGAAGATCGCGTCTTTGGCTTTGCGCACCGGCAGTCCGTCAACTCGCGTATCCGGAAGGTCTGTGAGCGCGCCGGCATCTCCTATAAGCCGAGCCATACCTGCGGCCGGTCCAGCTTTGCGAACAACGCGCTCGACATGGGCATCGACATCCGCAGCGTGATGGAGGCAGGCGGATGGCGCAGCCTCGCGATCTTCCTCGGCATCTATGTGCGCCCGCACCGCAACGCCAAGCGCATCGTCGCGGAGAGCTTCGGCCGCTACCAGTATCGGACGGAGATCTGAGATGGCGCAGGCAGAGCTTCGACCGTCGCCAGCCCAGATCCGCCTGAACGCGATACGCAGCCGCCACGCCTCGGCGTCGCCGGCATGGGAGATTACCTTCGGCGAGACCATCACGGTGCGCGCCGGAGAGGCAGGCGACCTTCCGGAAGTCTGCACGTTCGCCCCCGGCGTGTTCGTCGACGATCGCGAGCTGATAACCCACGCGCACGAAGATATCGCGTGGCTGCTCGCCGCCTACGAGCGCCTGGCGGCCAAGTACCGCGATGCGCTGGCCGAGATCCGCCGCATCGAGCAAAGCCGGAAGGCGAAAGACTTCGCCGCCGAGTGCGCAATGCAGAGCGGCAAGCATGCCTTCCGCACCTTCCTGCGCGAGCGTCACGGCCTCGAGGCGACGGACGATGAGCGTGTGAATGCGCGCGTGCGCTCGATCCTGGCCATCCAGTCGCGCGCCGAATTGAACACGGACGAAAGCGCCCGGCAGCGATGGTTCTCGCTCCGGGCGGAATTCAAGAATTGGCAGGAGGGCAGGGTATGAGCGCTCAGAGCATTGACGATGACGAGCCGGTGACTCTTGCCGAAGCCTGTAAATTGTTCTTCGGTGGCCGCCTGACGAAGTCTGCGCTTCGCACTGAGGCGCGAAAAGGCAATCTGGAGATCATCCAGATTGCCAACAAGGACTTCGTCACCCGCAACGCCATCGAGAGGATGAAGGAAAAATGCCTCAAAAAAAGCAGCCAGCCCGCCTCTGGTTTCGACCAGACACCGGGACATGGTTCATCAAGGACGGAGGGAAGCGTATCGCCACAGGATGCGGCGAGGCTGAGGCTCAAGCAGCTGAAGCAAGGCTTGCCGAGTACATCGCCAGCCGCTACCGGCCGCAGCTCAGCAGTCGTGCCGATGAGGTCACGGTAGGCGATGTCGTCATAATCTACGCCGAGGAGAAAGCGCCGAAGACGGCGCGCCCAAAGGAGACGCTTGCAGCACTCGATCGCGTGAACGAGTTCTTTGGGAAGATGAGGGTCAGCGAACTGCGCGGCCAGCTCTTCCGAGACTTCGCGGATGATCGCGGCAATGAGGGCGGCGCGCGGCGCGACCTCGAAATCATGCGTGCGGCCCTCAACTACTACCACGCCGAGAACACGCTCGACATGGTTCCGAAGGTCACATTGCCAGAGAAGGGCCAGCCGCGGCAACGGTGGCTCACGAGGTCAGAAGTGGCCCAGCTCATCCGTGCCGCGAGATCAAAGCGGTGCATTCGCCACAAGCACCTTATCCGCCTCATCCTGATCGGGCTCTATACCGGAACCCGCCTGTCAGCGATCCTGAACCTACAGTGGATGCCAAACACGGACGGCGGCCACGTTGATCTCGATCGAGGCGTGATCTACCGGCGTGCCGACGGCGAGAGGGTTGCCCACAACAAGCGACGCACCCCTGTGAAAATCCCGCCGCGCTTGCTTCGGTTCCTGACCTATTGGAAAGCGGCCGACACGGCACGCGATTCCGAGGGCAGGGAGGTCATGATCCGCTTTGTCGCCCATTTCGAGGGCAAGCGCATCGTGAAGCCGCACAAGGCATTCCGGACGGTCCGCGCCGCCGCAGGCCTTGCGACAGATGTCACGCCTCACGTCCTAAGGCACACGCGCGCAACATGGCTTGCTCAGGCCGGCGTTGACGCTCACCAAGCCGCCTCATCGCTCGGTCTGACGGTCGAAGAGTTCGAGCGGACATACGCCCATGCCAGCCCTGATTTCCAGCAGGCGGCAGCAAACGCATTCTGA